ACGTGTACGTGGTGTTCCTTTAAAGAAGAGTGTTGGAAGAACGCAGAGTACGCACCTAAGGTAACATCGAAAGCGAAGTTCCCACCTATGGCGTGGTACACAAAACTGAAGAATAGGCAACTCTGATGCCTGTTCTATATGCAGATACATACCCTTTGAAGCTAGCCCAACTCAATCCGGCTATGCGTGTTGTGTATGTTGAAACCTACGAGGAGAGAGGGGGAGACCCTGCGACGGTGCAAGTCCGTGGCTTGGAAAACTCCCTTCCTCTCACCTTGAGAAACAACTACAGTCCTATGGGCTACTTGATAGCTGACACAGAAGCTAGGGACAAGCCCAAGATTGACACCGAAATCCAAACCATACTTCATCATCTGCGAATGGGTTCACTTGTATGCCTTCCGACAGTACGTATAAACGACGAGTTAAACTACCTAGAAAAGCACACACCAAAGATAGAGCAGTTTCTGATGCAACGTCTGGCAACAGTAAAGGCAGAGTTCGCTCTGCAAATAACATGAGAAACACCAAGTATAGGTCTGCCTTCGAGATTAACGTTGCTAGGTCGCTAGCAGATAGAGGCGTGTCCTTCGAGTATGAACAGAAGAAACTACCCTACGTTCCGAAGCCTAGGGTGTACACACCAGACTTTCACCTGTTGGAAGCTGACATCTTTGTTGAGGCCAAAGGCTACATGGATAAGGGTGACCGCGTTAAGATGATACTGGTGAAGAAACAATACCCCGACCTTGACATACGGTTCCTGTTCTTAAATGCAAAGAACAAGATATACAAGGGAAGCAAGACCACCTATGCTGCGTGGGCTGATAAACACGGGTTTATATGGGCAGAGAAATACATACCTGAGGAGTGGTTGAAGAATGACAGATAAGATAGACGATTTAGAAATACAGATGGAAAAGGCGAGTCTTCTTCAAGACAAGTTCTATCTTATACTGAGTAACTCTGATGAAGACAGCTTTAATATGACAGCCTATGATACGACAGATGAGGATAGTGTTCCTGACGATGAGATTCCTGCGGGCATGGTTGTTCTGAGTGGTATGATTGAGCTTTTGGAAAATGACTTTGATAGGGTGTGGGATGCAGGCATGGCTCGTCTCAGTTTTGTATCTATAGCACAGGCGTTCTCTGCCGAGGTAGACAGTGAAGAAGCCCGGAGTATTACGGACAAAGTACTTGCTCGTGAAGATAATATTGTAAAGGTAAATTTTGGAGAGACACAATGAAGGACCAGTGGAGCATGAACTACTATCAGAAGGAAGCAGTGAAGACTGCCATCTATCCTGATAGGCACAAGATGACTTACCCTGCACTGGGACTAGCAGGTGAAGCTGGCGAGATTGCCAACAAGGTAAAGAAGTTCATCCGCGATGGCTATGATGTCGAGCAGTTTGAGCAGAAGAAGATGGAGCTTGCCGCAGAGATTGGTGACGTGCTATGGTATTGTGCGGCACTGTCTCGTGACATAGGCTTCGACCTACAGCATGTCGCCCAGTACAACATCAACAAGCTACAAGACCGAGCGAGACGCGGCAAGATTAGCGGAGACGGGGACGAGAGATGATGGACCAGATACGCCACGAGGAGTACATGAAGCGGCAAATGCAGGAACTCAACGAAGCAGGAAGGAAGCACGAACATGCTGACATGGTCAACAAACCGCCACACTACAATCAGGCAGGTATCGAGTGCATTGAGGCAATCAAGGCGGCAACAGGTACAGGCTACAAGTCCTATCTCCAAGGAAACATTATCAAGTACCTATGGAGACACGAGTACAAAAACGGAGTCGAGGACCTCAAGAAAGCCCACTGGTACCTCGAAAGACTAATCAAGGAAGTGTCGCCATGAACTGCTGGCACTGTGGTACAGAATTGATATGGGGCGGCGACCACGACATAGACCATGAAGATGAGTCGTACTCCATGATAACAAACTTGTCCTGCCCAAACTGTGGCAGTGATGTAAACGTATATTACCCGAAGGAAGGGAACAAAGAAGATGAGTAACCTACTACCCACTGCCTATCAGCAGTTCATTCACAAGTCCAGATATGCACGTTGGATAGAAGATGACCAGCGCAGAGAGAACTGGGACGAGACCGTATCTCGGTATGTCAACTTCATGAAAGAGCACGTTTTTAGCAAACTAGCTCACAAACTAGGTGATTCTGACGTAGCTGAGATAGAACAGAGCATACTAAGTCAGGATGTCATGCCCTCTATGCGGGCTATGATGACAGCAGGAGAGGCCCTTGAGCGAGATAACGTGGCTGGATTTAATTGTAGTTATATCCCTGTGGATAGCCCCCGTAGTTTTGATGAGTGTATGTATATACTTATGTGTGGAACAGGAGTCGGATTCTCAGTAGAACGTGAGAACGTCGATAAGATGCCTGTTGTGTCTGACAACTTTCACAAGACGGATACTGTCATCAAAGTAGGCGACAGCAAGCCCGGATGGGCCAAGGCATACCGCGAACTCGTCGCGCTGTTGTATGCAGGGCAGATACCCCAGATTGATATGTCTGCTGTGAGAGCGGCAGGAGAACGCCTCAAGGTTATGGGCGGCAGAGCATCAGGGCCGCAACCTCTTCAGGAGTTGTTCTCTTTTACCATAGAGACATTCAAGAAGGCGGCAGGACGTAAGCTGTTTCCTATCGAGTGCCACGACCTGATGTGTAAGGTGGGCGAGATTGTGGTTGTTGGCGGTGTACGTCGGTCAGCCTTGATATCTCTCAGCAACCTCAATGATGACCAGATGGCACACGCCAAGTCTGGTATGTGGTGGGAGAACGAGGGACAACGTGCGTTGGCTAACAACTCTGTAGCCTACAAGGGTAAGCCTGAGATGGGTACCTTCTTGCGTGAATGGCTTGCCTTGTACGACAGCAAGTCTGGTGAGCGGGGTATCTTCAATCGTGAAGCTGCAGACAAGCAGGTTGCTCGTAATGGCAGACGTGAGACAGGACACATGTGGGGAACCAACCCGTGTTCTGAAATCATCCTACGCCCGTATCAGTTCTGTAATCTATCAGAGGTCATGGTCAGAGAATCAGATGACCTCGACAGCTTAAAGCGCAAGGTACGTGTGGCTACAATCATCGGCACCATACAGTCCACCCTAACCAACTTCAAGTACCTGAGAAAGATATGGAAAGACAACACAGAAGAAGAACGCTTGTTAGGCGTATCCTTGACTGGTATCATGGACCATCCAGTTCTGTCGAAGAACGTAGACAGCAAGCGTTGGCTAGAAGAGATGCGTCAGGTAGCCGTGGATACCAACGAGGAGTTTGCCCAGATGCTTGGAATCCCTCGTTCCGCTGCAATCACCTGTGTAAAGCCGTCGGGTACTGTGTCGCAACTAACAGACACCGCTAGTGGTATCCACGCACGTCACAATGATTACTACATCCGCACAGTACGTGGAGACAACAAAGACCCGTTGACGCAATTCCTTATCGAACAAGGAATACACAACGAGCCTGACGTGATGAAGCCGGACAGCACAACTGTCTTTAGTTTTGCGATGAAGTCCCCACAAGGGGCTGTTACTCGTACACAGATGACTGCTATCGACCAGCTAGAACTGTGGAAAACATATGCCATACATTGGTGTGAACACAAGCCATCTGTGACTATCTCTGTCAAAGAGGAAGAGTGGATGCAAGTGGGTGCGTGGGTGTATGAGAACTTCGAGGTTGCCTCTGGTGTGTCATTCTTGCCACACAGTGACCACACGTATCAGCAGGCTCCCTATCAGGACATCAACGTTGATGAGTACACTGAGTGGAAGTTACAATATGGTGAGGTTAGCATCGACTGGAACAAGCTCACTGAGTTTGAAAAAGAAGACAACACCACGGGTTCCCGCGAACTGGCTTGTACGGCTGGTGTGTGTGAAGTTGTAGACTTGACAGCCGCATGATAGATGGCGTAGACTGGCCTAACTGGTGGCAGTGGTGGCTCTTAGGGGCTATCACTGTCAACACCTTAATCAACGTAACAGTCTTCTTTGTAGGACGTAAATTTAGAAGAAGTAAGTAGATGGACAAACAAAAAAACACCGTGACTATCAACGATGTTGAGTACAATGTCGATGACCTAGACGAAACACAGAAGTACATCGTGCTTCAGATACGTGACATACGCTCTAAGATATCAGAGCATAATTTCAGGCTCACCCAACTACAGGCGGCACAGACGACGTTCTACAAGTCTCTTGCACAGTCTACAAAGAAGGATACTGACGATGAATAATCTCGAACCATCCATAGCCAACCGCAAGAAGTTTGATATCGACCTGTCCTTTGGAAAGGTGCGAGAGAAGCGTGTTGCAGATATGCTACAGGACAAGAAGATTGAGGTGAAGTCCGAGCGGGGTATGTGGATGCGTACTGGTAATATTGCCATCGAGTATGAATGCAGAGGTAAGAAGTCAGGCATCGCTGCTACAGAATCAGACTACTGGTTCCACAACCTCTGTGTGGGTGATGAGACGTTTGCAACCCTCGTGTTCGATGTCCCGTCCCTCAAGCGCATCATCGACAACCTCGACGAAAAACGCACCGTATCCGGTGGGGATAACGGTGCGGCTCGTATGTACTTAGTCAACCTTCAGAAGCTATTTTCAACTGATGTGATAAAGGCTTATAAAGATGGCAAAGAAGGCTAGGGTAGAACTATTCACCCTCACGTGTTGTATGAACACTGAGGGGAATGTTGAGTTGGATTATCAGGCGGTAGACCCTGAGGAGTTCGTCAAGACTATGGAACACGGCTTTTCGGAATACGAGGGTACCTTCAAGGTTGCCAGCCTAGTTCGTTACTTGAGAGAAGTAGGCGACGACGTGATGAACAATTCTAGTCGGTACGTCTAGGACTTCTTCATCTTTCCACCGTGGGCCATGTAGCCCATCTTGTTACGCACATCCTTAGGCAGCTTACCAAGACCGGAGTTGCCTGAGGGTACAGACTTCATCTTCCCACCCATAGCCATCTTGTCCATTGAATTGCTCATAGGAGTGATGGGCTGTGGCATGGACTGTTGTGCGCGGGGCATCATTGGGTTCATGTTGGTAGACATGTTGCCACCCATCTGCATTGGTTTGCGAACCATAGACCCGTAGGCGT